ATAAAGAAATTTAATTAAAACCGTAATAGAATGTACGGAGTTTTGTAGGGGTAGTTGTATAACTACTATAGTGACCTACAGACTGATTTTGTTGTGATTTTATCTAATCATGTAAAATTGTGATTGTACACAATTGTAAATCGACCATCGAAATGATCGATTAGTAACGACGAGAGATATTTGTTGCATAAAATGCTCGAAATTTCTCGTAGTCGCTTGCCACAGTAACAACAGCTTTGATTGTCGCTAAAACATCTTCTCTCGAGACGGGATAACCCATCTCTCTCGAATACTTGTTTGATATTGCACCAGCCAAATACTCTTGAGTAACCATGCCTTCCAAACCCCTGCATAGATCTCTGTAACCTTCCCATTTCTCTCTGAAATCGGTTTGTTCGGACACCGATTGCTCACCCAAAGCCACGGCTCTTTTCAATGGATCGGTAGTCCATTTAATTGAACCGTCAGGCATGTGAACCAACCATCCGCTGACAAAATCGCCGTAGGCAGATCTTGTCAACTTAACGGACAAATTGAATTCTTTCATGCAATCAGACTCGACTTCTTGTGAATCAACGTCACCACGTATTGCAACGGTTACATCATCTCCCATGATCAAAATGAATTCGATTCGATCCCTTATTTTATGGAAAAATCGAGCATACGCCGATTGACTAATGTCACAATTTCCATCTAATGTATCGGAATCACCAGAACCACGTTGAGGTGTCAAGTAAACTTTAACACCAGCCATAACCGACGACGCAGTTCTTTGACCATTGTTGTTTTTCAAAATATCGACATATCTTGGTAACACCTTCATGACTTCACATTTTTTCCAATGCATCATCAAAGTCGTGTAGACCTGTGATTTGTCAAACATTTCGGCATCCAACATGATATATGACAATTCTCCACGTCTGTTAGTTTTCCAAGAAAACTTCGACAAAAATGCATTCAAATCATCTTGACTCTTGCTTTGCATGATGAAAACATCATCCCTCAACAAGGATTGATCCCTTCGCACTTTCTCAGCAAATATGGGACTAAAAACACCAGTCCTAGTACGTGATTGATCGTACTGAATACTTTGAGACGCTTTCACGGCGCTGTCGTAAGACGGCCCCATGTTTGGTTTTCCCTTGCCTTTTAACATCAAATTCGAATCTTGCATAACTGCGTCTAAAGTTTCTATAGCATAGTTCACACCCATCTGAACTTCCCGCTGTTGTGGATCCAATTTAGATGCCCAAACTTGTGCGGCCTCAATTGTCGGTCCAATGAAGTCAAGATCGACCAATCTTGCATCGATGTCAGATACATAGTACACAGACTTCATGAAACGCCACGTTCGCATCCACAATTCATCAATGTCCATAGGTTAACAGAATTCATCGAATTGAGATTCCTTTTGACAACAGTATGCAATGTGGATTGCATATTTTGCTTCACGTTAGGCAACAATTGATTCGGCATGTTAGCCTTGAAAACAACATCAACCTTGTTTGGTTGAATTTTGGCAGTCGTTATTTTAATGCGTGCTGCCTTCGCAATCATGTGAAAATCCGCATTCAAAATATCTGTAGCAAAATCTTGTGTCTGCATAAGAGTGCTTCCCAAAAATATGGAAC